AAGCAGTACAAGATGAAAATCTTCTTGCATTTAATCCTGCAAACTTATTTAAAATTTTTAATAAATCATCTGCTGTAGCCACACCTAACAAAGTTGTTGGCGGAGCAACCGATGCACCTACTAATATGTTACCTGCTCCTGCTAAGGTTGACATAGATGATTTTCCTTTTAAGTCACACTTTATAGACACACTATCAGAACAAAATATTCCCAATATAGATTCACCTCAGGGTTGGAGAAATCTTTTCGAAGGCACGAAAGGTTTTGCAAAGTCTGAATTAGAAGGCGCAGGTATTATGGGCTATTTGGAAGATGCTGAAAAATTTATGCCAGGTATGAAAATTACAAAACAAAATCTATTAGATGTGTATGAGAAATCACCTATAGCAAACTTAGAGATTAAAGTAAAAGAAATAGAACAAGCTGCAGGACCCATGTATGGTGATTATGAACGTTACACGGGATATGCAAAACATAGAAACATGGGTAATGCAGAAATTGATAAGGGAGGCACTGATTATAGAAACATTGTCATTAACGTTAAAGAAATTCCAGGTCAAGACAAAGCTTTTTTTAATCAGGGACACTTTGATAAAGATCCTAACGTTCTAGCCTTTACTCGTGTAGCTAATTACAAAAATGCTACAGGTGATGATGTTGCCGTGATACAAGAATTACAAACTGATCTCATTACCAATTTAAGAAAAGAACAAGAAAGAGTAAAAGCAACGGCTAGTGCTGTTAGAAATAAAAAAGAACGTATTAAAGAAAATCTTATTAACTATCCTAATGACGAATATAGTAAAGGAGAACTAGATAGACTTAATGCACAATATCCTGAAGAAAAATTAAAATTNTTAGAAACCACTGATTTAACAAGACCNGCTGATCCTGTTTTTCTTGAACAATTAGCACCAGAATTAACGACACAATTAAACGCCATACAAGATCAAATAAATAATATTCTTGCACAAAACAGAGGGCGTATAGTAAATCCAAATTATTTGGAACAAATAAAACAATTACAAGATCAAGGACTTGTTGTTTTCAATAGACTCTTCGACTTAAACAGACAGAAAAACTTTGATGATATGTTACAGGGTACAAAGGTAACTGATGCTTATCAATCATCACAAATATTAGATATAGGAGCAGGAACAAATGTTCCTACAGGTAGAGAGGTACAAACCTTTGGACAAATCCCTTTTGGTAAAGGACCTGATTGGATAGACCTAATGTTAAAAGCTACAATACAAGATGCACAAAGCAGAGGTATTAACAAAGTTGCAATTATGCCAGCCGAAATTGTAAATCAACGTTGGGGCAAAGATGCTGCCGGAGCTGCTGGAGAAAAATTCAAAGCTATCTACGATAAGATTTCTGTACAAGAATTAAAAAATATTGCAAAGAAATATACGGGCAACAAAGCTAATTTACAAATTGAAGAAATTGTAGATCCTAATAAATCACAACAAGGTTTTAGAATTTTAAATAAAAATGTATCAGGAGAATACGACAAACTCAGAGATTTAGATGCTAACACCAATTTTCCAAATAGAGGTCCCGAAGATACGGAGGCTTTCAATTATGATATCTTAAAATTAGCAGAGGATTATGATTTTGGGGAAGTAATAGTTCGCAAAGAAATAGCTCCTGGTCAATCAATGGATTATGCAGTGAGAATTAAAAAAGCTCCTGTAGACAAAGAATCTGGATTAAATTTTGAAATTGGTGTTGAAGACACTTTCGAATTAGTTCCGGTTGATGAAACTGTAGCTCGTAATGTTAGTCCTCAATTGATTATAGAAGAATATAACCCTTCCTTACAAAAAATGTATGTCTTAACAATGCCCGAAGGAAACAACAAAGAAAGGCCCTATGTTCCTATTCCGTAAAAAAGATGGTGGTAAAATCAAATCAGATGGGTTAGTTTCAATAACTGATATCTATGGAGATTATTAATGGTAGAAAAATTTAATTCTAATGTCCCTACACCACAACGTGAAGATGCTGTCACAGATGACAGAGGAGACTTAGATGTTGAACAAGTTGGAACAATAGTAGATTTAGAAACAAATCAAGCAGAACCTGAGGTTCTAATGGATGAGAGTGGCTCTGCCATAGTTAATCCAGAAGAGGAAGTTGGTTCTAGTGGTTTTATGGCAAACCTTGCAGAGATTTTGCAAGAAGATTACATGCAAGAACTTGCAAGTGAATTAACAGATAAAATTGAATCAGACAAAAGTTCTCGTGAAGAATGGGAACAGTCCTACACAAAAGGTTTAGACCTTTTAGGTTTCAAATATGAAGAACGCACCAGACCTTTTAGAGGTGCTGCTAGTGTTAATCATCCTGTCTTAGCTCAAGCTGTTACACAATTTCAAGCAATGGCTTATGTGGAACTATTACCAAGTGATGGTCCTGTAAGAACACAAGTTGTTGGTGCAAATTCAAGTGAATTACAATTAGCTGCTGAACGAGTTAAAGATTATATGAATTATGAAATAACTCATGTCATGGAAGATTACAATCCAGAGATGGATCAGATGTTATTTCAATTACCCTTATCAGGTAGTGCTTTTAAAAAGATTTATTTTGACGAAGTTCTAAATAGAGCTACATCTAAGTTTGTACCTTCCGAAGATATAATTGTTCCTTATGATGCATCTGATCTAGATTCGTGTGATCGAATTACTCATGTTCTAAAAATGAATCTAAACGATGTTCGAAAGAAACAGGTTTCAGGATTCTATCGTGACATAGAAATATTACCTTATGAAGAAAATGATTCACCAATACAAGAAAAGATGGATCGTATTGAAGGAGTAAGTTCACAAGATAATTACATGGATGACATGTCTGAATTATTTGAAGTACATGTTGATTTAGATCTTGAAGGCTTTGAAGATGTTAATGTAAGAACAGGTGAGCCAAGTGGAATCAAACTACCTTACGTAGTAACAATAGAAAGAAGATCTAACAAAGTTTTATCAGTATACAGAAACTATAACGAAGATGATATTATCAAGAAAAAAAATCATTATTTTGTTCATTACAAGTTTTTACCTGGACTAGGATTTTATGGTTTTGGTCTAATTCACATGATTGGTGGTTTAACAAGAACTGCCACAACCGCATTAAGACAATTACTAGATGCAGGAACTTTATCTAATTTACCAGCAGGTTATAAATCACGTGGACTAAGAATACGTGATGATGATCAACCATTACAACCAGGTGAGTTTAGAGATGTAGACGCGCCCAATGGTGCAATTCGTGAAGCTTTAATGCCATTACCTTACAAAGGACCAGATGGTGTATTAATGCAATTACTAGGTTTTTGTGTTGATGCTGCTAAACAATTCGCAACTGTTGCAGATATGCAACTATCAGAGATTGGTAGTTCACAAACACCTGTGGGTACAACTATGGCTCTTATGGAACGTGGTACTAAAGTTATGTCTGCTGTTCATAAAAGATTACACTATGCACAAAAGAAAGAATTTAATTTATTAGCTAAAATATTTAAACTAGCTTTACCACCTGTATATCCTTTTAATGTTTCAGGGGGTCCTAGAGAAATTAAACAAGCAGATTTTTCTGATCAGATAGACATCTTACCTGTATCGGATCCAAATATTTTCTCAATGTCACAACGAGTGACATTAGCACAACAACAATTACAAATAGCACAATCTAATCCTGAGATGCACAATGTGTATGAGGCTTACAGAAGAATGTATATTGCATTAGGTGTTAAAGATATTGAACAAATACTTCCAATACCAAAACCACCAGAGCAACCACAACCAACAGATCCAGCAATGGAAAATAGTTTAGTTCTTATCGGTAAACCACCAATGGCTTTTCCACAACAAAATCATGAACAACATATAAAAGCACATAGATTATTTATGAGTTCCGCAATGATTAAAACAAATCCAATGGTTGTCGTTACTTTAATATCTCATATCAATCAACATGTCTCAATGTTAGCTACAGCTGTAGTCGCACAAGCATTACAAGAAGAAGTTGCAAAAATACAACAACAATTTGGTCAAGAGATACCACCGGAAATTTTACAACAACTAGAAATGAAGAGAGAATCTTTGATTAATGAACAAATTATAAAAATAACAGAAACTATGGTTGTAGAAGAGGCTGAAGCTATGCAAAGTCAATCTATGGATCCTCTTGTTTTGTTAAAACAACAAGAACTGGCACTAAGACAGCAAGAACTAGAGCTTAGAGCACAAAAAGATGGTGAAACTCAAGGTCTTAGAGAAGGACAATTCGAATACAAACAAACTTTTGACGATCGAAAATTACAAAAAGACTACGATTTAGCTAATTTACGTGCTGATGTAGCCTTACAAAAGACAAATACACCACAAGGACGTGGAAATGTTTAATCTATTAGTAGGTCCACTATCAAGTTTGGTGGGAAACGCAGTAAAAGGCTTTGTTGAGACTAAAAAAGCAAAAGCAGACCTAGCTTTAACGGAAATAAAAGCTCAGAAGTCACTTAAAGAGGCTCAATTG